AGCCGGCGCCGATCCACGAGCTGACGCTGCTGATCGCGGAGCTGCTGGCGCGGCCGGTCCTCGACATCGGCATGGCCGGGGCGCAGACGTACAAGCTTGGCACCGAGCTGACGGTCACCCTGAAGACCGAGACGCTGCCGCCGCTGGCGCAACAGATTCTGAAACGGTACGCGGTGCCGGGGTTCGTCGTATGACGACCGCGCTCGAGGCCCGCCAGGTGCTCGCGGACGAATGGCTGGCGCGCGACCCGCAGACGCCCGCGGAGATCAACGCCTTCTATCGGACGGCCGAGCACCTGGCGCCCGACCTCGAGGCGTTCCACGCCGATCCGGCGCGGCAGGCGTGGACCTCGGCATTGGTGCAAACCGCACAACAGTACCTGCCGCTGACCGAAACGAAACTCTATATCGACATCGGCGCGGGGCTGGGCCACGACCTGCGCGCGGTCAGGGAGGCGGTGCCCGAGGCGCTCGTGGTCGGCGTCGAGCCCAGCCACGTCCTGGTCGCCGGCTATGCCCAGGAGTTCGCCGTCTGGGCCGATGCCGCGGACGCGCCGATCGAGGGCGCCGACCTGCTGAGTTGTATTGACGTGCTTGAGCACGTCCCCGAGCCCGAGACGTGGCTGGGCGACATTGCCCGCCGCGCGAAGGTCAACGCGGTCCTGCTCGAGACGTGTGCGACCTTCGATTTCGGGACGCCGCTGCACCTCCGGGCGAACGCTGGCTGGCATCCAGGGCGCGTGCTCGAAGCCAACGGCTGGCAGCAGATCGGCGCCACCGGGCGGATGCGCTACTGGCAGAAGCGCCCGGCGCCGGTCAAGCACACCAGCCTGATGATCGCCGCCTACCGCGGCGTGGCGACCGACACGTTCCTCGCCATCGTCAGCCTGCTCACCGCGCCGAATGCCGTCGAGCAGTACGGTTGGCGGCTGAGCACCGCCGGCGAGGCGGGCGTCAACCGGGCGCGGTCGGTGCTCGTTTCGCGCTGGTTCCGCGAAACCGCTGATGACGTGTTCATCATGGTCGATGACGACATCATTTTCACGCCCGCCAACGCGCAGCGCCTGGTCGACCAGTGCCGCGCCGGCTACGACGTGATCTGTGGCGCCTACGCCGTCCGCGACGGCGCGCACATGGCGATCCGCGGCCTGGAGTCACAGCCGCAGCTTCAGGTCGGTCCCGCGGCGGGGGAGCCGGTCCAGATCCGCTGGGCGTCGACGGGCTTCCTGGCGGTGCATCGACGGGTGATCGAGGCGATGGTGCCGACGCTGCCGCTGTGCCACGAGGCGACCCATTTCTCGTTCTGGCCGCTGTTCGACTTCCGGGTCGTCGAGGACGCCCACACCGGCGGCCACAACTACCTGTCCGAAGACTGGAACTTCTGCGAGCGGGCGATCGAGCTGGGCTTCAAAGTGTGGCTGGACCCGACGCTGATGCTCGGGCACCTGGGCACGGTGGCGATCCACGCCGGCAATATGGACGCCATCCACAGCGCCGTGACGGTGGCGCGATGACGGGTCTGCCGCGGGCGCTGGTCCGGCCGCGGACGGTCATCCAGCGCACTTTCAACACGACGGCGGTGGTCGAGTCGCGCGTCCAGGTCCGCGACAGCCAGGGCGGCTACCACGAGACGTATGTCGCCGGGGTGACGTACCCGTGCTCGTTCAGCCGCTACCCGGTGCGGCCGGTCGAGCGCGAGGCGCAACCGCGGGTGCAGGCGATCACCCAATGGCAGTTTGTTTTTGCCTGGGACTCGGTCATCACGTCGACGGATCGCCTGGTCTGCGACGGGCGCACCTTCGAGGTGATCGACGCGGGTATCGGTTCCGGCGACCTAGCACGCCGAGTCATCTGTTTGGAGATCGTCTAAATGCCGTTTACGACTATCAACTCGACGACCACGGTCGCGACCGGCGTGGTGCTGAACGCCCTCGCGGCCGTCGATAACACCAATGGCAACCAGTTCGCCAACACCGGCCGCGAAATGATCGAGATCGCCAATACCAACGGGCCGACGCTGACGGTGACGATCATCACCGCCGGCGTGTACACGGTCGGGACCACCGACTACGCGGTCGCGGACATCAACGCCACGATCAACAACGCGCAGACGAAAATTTTCGGGCCGTTCGATACGACGCTGTTCAACGACGCCAACAACAACGTCCAGATCACCTACTCGGCGGGCGCCAACGTCACCCAGCGGGTCATCACCCTCGGGACGAACTGAGCGGCCGTCATGCCGTCGTCGAGCTACTCGGTCACGATCAAGTCGAACCGCATCGCGTCGGTGCAGAACCTGCTGCTGGGCGGGTCGCGCAGCGTCGTCGATAAGGCCGCCGGCGATATTCGTGACCGAGCGGCCACCTCGGCACCGGTGGATACGGGCGCGCTGCGCTCGAGTATGTACGTCTCGAACGGCACTACCAGCGACTACAGCATGGCGGCGGGCACGGCGCGGGCGCTGAACCGTGACGCGAGCATCCTGAACGAGGTCCGGCCGGAGTTTGTGCTCAGCCTGTTCAGCGGCGGCCTGGGCTACACCGATGTCGTCGGCTCGGCGGTCGAATACGCCGTGTTCAACGAGTTCGGCACCCGGTATATGAGCCCGAGCCCGTTCATGATCCCCGCGGTGGAGGGCAACCGCGAGCCCTTTATCGCGGCGATGGTGGTCATGCTCAAGGGGCTGAAGTAAATGCCCCACACGTCGGACCTGGGGCGGATCAACGAATGGATCGACACGCGCCTGTTCAACGATCGGATTATTTCCAATCGCGTCGAGGGCCGCGTCTATTCCGACGAGGTGCCGCAGGGCGCCGAGGCGCCGATGATCGTCTATGCCTATCTGGGCGGGGCCGACAAGCTGCTCACCTCGCGGGCGCGGACCTCGAGCGCGCTGTATCTGATCCGGGCGATTGCCGATGGCTCGAGCTACCTGGACGTGGAGCTGCTCGCGGACCGCATCGAGGCCGTGCTGACGGTGCTGCCGAACACCGGCACGGTCGTGCGGGATGTCCAGATCATGTCGTGCGCCAGGGAGCAGCCGCACCAGCGCAAGGATGCCCAGTTCGGTCATCCGAGCGTCTATATGGGCGGCTTCTACCGCGTCCGCTTCCAGCCGGTGGATCAATGAACGACGACCGGCAGTTCTGGATTGAAGTGCGGCGGGGGCTGCTGCTGGTGGTCCGCGCGATTGAAAGTCGATGGAACCTGCCACGCGGCGGGGATGTCCCGCTCGGTGCCGCGCCTCTCAATGAGGCCCCGCAAATTCGCGAGTCGCCGCCCGTTGCGCCCGCTCGATCCTCAACTGAAAGGGTCGGGTAATGCCGTTCGGACCAGGTAACGTCGCGACGTTCACCCTCGGGGGGAACAACCTCAGCGCCTACATCACCAGCGTCTCGGTCAACATCGAGCGCGACATTAAAGACATCAAGCCGATCGGCGGCACCGCGGGCTCGAAGATTGTCGGCGCCTATTCGGGCACGATCAGCCTCGAGGGCGGCTGGGACCCGACGCTCGACGGGATCATGTCGGCGCTGATGCTGGCCGCCACGCCGGCCACCTCGACCTTCAGCCACCAGCCCGCCGGCGCCGGGGGTCGCACCATCGCTGGCTCGGCGTATGTGGCGAGCTACCGGGTGGATACGCCGGGCGACGACATCGCCACCTGGCGGTCTGAGCTGGCGGTGGCCGGAACCATCACCGACACGTAAGCCGTGTCCCCCATCCCGCCTGAAGGAGGCCGCATGGAGCAACAGAAGAGGCTCACCGCCGCGGACATCTGGGCTGCCCCGGACATCGAGACGCGGGACGTGTTCGTCCCGCAGTGGGGCGGCACGGTGACGATCAAGACGCTATCGAAAAAAGAGATTTCGGATATCCAGAAGGCCAGCCAGTACTACGACTATCGGACCAAACAGCAGGAGACAGATCAGAACAAAGCGGAAGCGCTCACATTTTGTACCGCCCTGGTCGATCCGATAATTCTGGTCGAGGACTATCCGAAAGTCGAGGCGAAATCGGCGGGCGCGGTGGTGGTGATTGCCAATGCAATCACCGACCTGCTGGGGCTGACGCAGGCGGCGGTCGACGAGGCGGGGAAAAGTCCTGCGCCAGACGCCGATGCGCCGCTTCGAGTTCTTCCTGGCGCGCGAACTCGGCATGACGCACGGCGAACTGCTCGTGCGGATGACGGGGCATGAGTTTGCGTCGTGGATCGCGTACTACAAGCTCGAGGCTGACGAGCGCGAGAAGGCGCAGCAGCGGGCCGAGGATCAGGGCCGGGCGCGGAGCATGGCGGGCCGGATGCGGCGTTAGGCTAGCCGGTGGCGATGCCCGCGGCCCACTGACAGGTGCCGCCCACGTCAAAGTAATACTGCCCGGCCGGGACGTTATAGGCCCAGCCTTCGCCATCGGTTTTCTCGACGCCGCGGTTGGTCAACACGTCGGCCACGATAACGCGGTAGGCCGGATCGCTGGCCGAGCGCAGGCTCGCGGTAAAGGCGCACGGCACGCCCAGACTGTCACGGGCCGACCAGAGGATCTGGTAGGTGCCGCCGGGCAGCGCGAACGGGGCGGTGCGGCCGGTGCCTTGCCCGGTCCGCATGATGGGTTCCGCCAGGGCTGGCGCGGCTGAGGGCGACGGCACAACGGCGATGGTGGGCACAGGCGCGGGCGTGGCAGGGCTGCTACACCCGACCAGGGCGAGCAGGACCACGGCGGCGAGTCGTGACATGGGAGCGACACTCTACGCTCCCGCGGCTGGAGGGACACTCTAATTCCCGTCCCGGTCGCCGAGCTTTTCGTGACGGTCGGCTCGGATGTCACGGGCGCGCTGAATGGCCTGAACCAGGTCAACCAGCAGCTCGGCAAGACCACCACCACCTTCCAGCAGGCCGCGCCCGCCGCGCGAGCCTTCGCCGCCACGGGTGGAGCCGTCACCGCGGGGCTATTCGCCGCGGTCAAGACCGCGACGGACTTCGATAAGGCGATGTCGGGCGTGCGGGCGAGTCTCGATCCGGGCGACATTGCGCCGTTTGGCGCGCAGCTCGACGCGCTGGCGATCAGCCTCGGCGCCAGCACCTCGTTCAATGCGCTCGAGACGGCGGCGGCGATCGAGGAGCTGGCGAAGGCTGGCATCCCGGCGCAAAGCATCATCGAGGGGGTCGCGAAATCGACGCTTGACCTGGCCGCGGCGACGGGCACCAAACCAGCCGAGGCCGCGGCAGTGGCGACGGCGGCCATGAATACGTTCAAGCTCGGCGTCAAGGATCTGCCGGGCGTGGTCGATCAACTGGCGGGCGTGACGAATGCGACGAGCGCCGACCTGGGCGACCTGCGGCTCGGCCTGTCGCAGGCGGGGGCAGTCGCGGCACTGGCTGGGCTGAGCTTCACCGACACGGCGACGGCACTCGGCCTGTTCGCCAATAGCGGCCTCAAGGGCTCGGACGCGGGCACCTCGCTCAAGACCATGTTCCTGAACCTGCAACCACAGACAAAGGCGCAGGTCACCGAAGCGCGGCGGCTGGGACTGCTGACCGCGCAGGGCACCTCAGCGTTCTTCGATCAGACCGGCAAGGTGAAGAACCTGTCGCAGGTCGCCGGGACGCTGAACCGCGCGTTCGCCGGGATGTCGCAGCAGCAGCGGCTGGCAAGCGCCGAGATTCTGTTTGGCTCGGATGCGATGCGCGCGGCGGCCATTCTGAGCGAAGCCGGCGCGACTGGCGTTGACAAGCTGAGTACGTCGATCGGCGGTATCTCGGCCTCGGCGCAGGCCCAGGAGCGGCTGAATAATCTGGCCGGCGACCTCGAGCAGTTCAACGGCGCGACCCAGACGGCGGGCATCACGATCGGTCGCATTTTCATGCCCGAGCTGCGGCGTCTGGCGCAGTTTGGCACGCGGGTGGCCAATGCCTTCAACGGCATGACCGATGGGCAGAAACGTTTCCTGACCATCGCCGCGGCGGTCGTCGGGCTCACCCTGCTGCTGGCCGGGAGCTTCGTCCTGCTGGCGCCGGGCATCCTGGCGGCGGCGGTGGCGTTCCCCGCGCTGATGGCGATCCTGGCCCCCTTGTCAGCGATCCTCGGCATCGTCGCGGTTGCCGTCAAGCTGATGTCTGATGCCTGGAAAAACGATGTCGGCGGCATCCAGGGCATCGTCCGCAATGCGCTGGGCCAGATTCCGGACCTGCTCGACCAGGCGCGGGCAGCCATTAACCGGGGTCGTGCGGCCTGGTCGAGTTTCCGCACCGACGAGGTCGATCCGTTGGTCGACGCCTTTCAGAACAAACTGGTGAAAGCTTTTCAGGACCTTGATGCGGCGTTCGACCCCGATGCCCTCGCGACGGCCTTTCAGGACAAGTTGACGAAGGCCGTCGACACCTTCACCGAGGCGCTCGAGCGGTCACGGGCGAAGGCCGAGGAGTTGCGCCTCGCGCTCGAAAAGATCCAGGCCGCCCCGCCGGCGCCGGTCGCCGCTGGCGAGGGCGGCGTGCTCGGTGGGGTCGCGGGGATCAGTGCCCTGGCGGTCGCCGGGCCGGCGCTGAGCGCCGCCGCGGGGGCGGCCAACCTCCTCCGGGTGGCCCTCGCGGGTGCCTCGGGCAGCTTTGGCAGTCTCGGCGCGCTCATCCTTGCCAATCCGATCGCCATCCTGATCGTCGCCGCGGCCATTGGCGCGGGCGCGCTCTTCGCGCTGTATCAGACGAACGAGAATTTCCGCAACAGCGTCAACCTCCTGGCCCAGGATCTGGCGCCGATTGGCGACCTGTTCGCGACCGCCTTCGGCGGGCTGGCCCAGTTTGCCAGCGAGCAGGGGCCGGTGATCCTGACCTTTTTGCAGAACCTCGGCGCCGCGGTGGGCGACCAGCTCGCCAAACAGGCCGACTCGCTGCGGCCGTTCGTCCAGGCGGTCGCTAATTTCATCGTCCAGTTCCTCGAGCTGGAGGCGACGATCGCCCGCGTGGTGGGCGGCGCCTTCCTCGCCAACATCGAGAACAACATCCTGCCGCTGCTCGGCAACCTCGCCAGCCTGCTCGACCGCATCTTTCCCGTGTGGCGGGACCTGCTCGACGTGGTCGGCCAGTTTTTCGGGCAATTCACCATCGGCGCGGGCCTTGACCCGTTCGTGAAGATCCTCGACACGCTGGCGTTCATCTTCGAGCGGATGCGGACGGCACTCGATGGCATGACGCTGCCAGGCTTCCTGACGCGCGGCTCGGGCGAGGGGCTGTTCGGTGGGGCGCCGCCCGCGACGGCGCCGGAGAATGCCGTGCCGGCCGCCGCGGGCCTGGCCGAGGGCAACAACACCGGGCCGG